AGATGTAAAGTATAAACATCCTACCCAAAAGCCGACTGCAATATCAGAAAGAGCAATTCATAATAGTAGCAAGATTGGGAATATAATACAGGATTATTTCCTTGGCTCCGGCTCAACTTTAATAGCCTGTGAAAAAACAAACCGTAAGTGTTACGGAGTGGAACTCGACCCTCATTATCGTGATGTAATAGTTAAGCGTTGGTAAAACTACACAGGGGCAAAGGCGGTATTGTCTAATGGCTAAACCAACCGAATCACGTATCTTTTATAAAAACGGGAAGAGCCTACAGGGATATTAATTGAAATCAAAGGGAAAAACTAAGGGAAAGGGACAACTCAAGGTCGCAAAAGTTATGGGCCGTCCCCGGATCAAGATTAATTGGGATGTGTTTGAGGAACTTTGTTCCTACCAATGCACATTAAAAGAAATAGCTGGAAAGCTTGACTGTTCAGAGGATACGATTGAAAGGGCTTGTAAGCGCAAGTATGGTATGACATTTGCGGATATTCTCGGGCGTAAGAGGGCAAAGGGCTTGATTTCGCTACGCCGAGCGCAGTTTATGTCAGCTATAACCGATAGGCACCCAGCTATGCTTAAGCACCTTGGAAAGAATCTTTTGGGCCAAGTCGATGAACAGAAATTGAAAATCGAGGACGTGACTATCACGGTTGACGATGGGGAGGACGATTGATGAACACAACTTTATCATGGATTGATGGGGAAAAGTAGCGGCGGGAATCGATGTAAGAACCGCGAAAATTATTTATTCATTATTTATCCAGTTGAACGGCAGACAGTTCGGAATTGTTCATAATATACTTTACGAGAATAGGATTGACATTGCCAAACCTTAATATAAAAATACCGCCGGGAGTATATAATCCCGTTTATTTGCCCTATCTGGACGACGACACACGCAATCAAATTTTTTATGGTGGGTCCAGTTCCGGCAAATCGATATTTTTGGCTCAAAGGGTGGTCCGGGACCTACTCAAGGGCGGCAGAAATTATTTGCTTGTCAGAAAGACGATGAACACAATCCGGGGATCAGTATTCCTTGAAGTCAAGAAACAAATCACACGTTACGGTATTGATGACTGGTTCAGAATCAATATCACCGACATGACGGTCACTTGCATGAACGGCTACCAAGCTATTTGCCGGGGCCTTGACAACGTTGAGAAGATTAAGTCCGTGACAGCCGCCAAAGGGGTCATAACCGACATATTGATCGAGGAAGCGACCGAGACTATCCAGACAGATATTAAACAGCTTAGAAAGCGCTTACGGGGCCGATCAGTAAAAAAAAAAGGATTACGTTGGTTTTCAATCCTATACTTAAAACCCATTGGATATATAAAACGTATTTCGCGGGTAAATGGGATGATACCAAGAAAACCTATCGGGACGACAGCCTTTCAATCCTTAAAACTACGTATCTCGATAATAACTTTCTTGAGCAAGATGATATTGACGAGCTTACGAGCGAAACTGACAGCTATTTTCATGAAGTTTATACGCTGGGTAATTGGGGAGTTTTAGGAAATGTCATATTTACAAACTGGAAGGTGGCCGATGTTCTCAATGATCCTATTTACGGAACCTTTGACATGCTTAAACATGGGCTTGATTTCGGGTTTACGAACCACCCGACAGCTTACAATAAAATGTATTACAACCGGGCGGCAAAGCGCCTTTATATTACGCATGAATATCATGCGCATGGTGTCACGAATGACGTGCTCGCCGAAGACCTCAAGCCCTTGGCGGGCAACGATGAAATCATTTGCGACAGTGAAGACCCGTTGTCAATTAAAGAATTATCGAACTATGGTTTACATACCATTGGAGCGGTTAAGGGCAAGGATTCAGTCATTCATGGAATACAGTTTTTGCAGCAACTCGAAATCATTATCGATAAGTCTTGCGTTCATACCATATCAGAATACGAACGATACCATTGGCGCGAGAACAAGGATGGCGAAGTTTTGAATGAGCCCGTCAAAGTCGATGATCATCATATTGACGAAAATAGATACGCGATGGAAAGCGAAATGCTAATGGATTCAAGCAAGGTTGAAACTTTCGGCGAAACGATAGCAACACAGGCGGATTGGTAAAGAACAAGGAGGCGGCATGGACTCAAGCGGGAATATAATTGAAATAATCGAGGACGACATGGGCGAGGGTGCTTCAGACCCGTTTACATGGGAGGAATTTGAAGACAAGCTCGAAACCGAACAACGCAAAACTGAAAAGTGGCGCAGAATAAAAGAAAACAAAACGATCCGATAAACAAAAGGCTTTAAAATGGGAATTGTAAAAAACTTTATCGACAAAATAACCGGCTCCGAAAAGCCACAGGATGCCCCGATGACCAAGGGCGAAATCGCATATAGTTCATCCGACCTTTACACGTCAAAGGACTTTCCGAAGTACGACCCGGATAGCCTGAAGGTGCGCAAGGGCAACGGCGTTTATGAGAACATGCTTATTGACGATCAGGTCAAGGCAGCGCTTAAATTAAAGCAACATGCCGTATTGTCCCGCGATTGGTATTTTGACGTTGAAGTGGATGCTGAAACCGGCACACCTAATGCCGAGGACCAAGCAAAAGCTGACTTTCTTGAATATAATATCGACCGTTTGAAGGGTACGTTTTTTGATCGTATGATGTTTGTATTAACCGCGATGACCAACGGGTTTTCTATGGTTGAGAAGGTATTTGAGCCGATAGACTATGAAGGCAAAACCTCATGGGGCCTTAAAGACCTTAAATTAAAGCCTCACAGCACGTTTGACGGTGGTTTTGAGGTTGACACGTATGGTAACATCCAAAAGCTATCCCAGTTGCAAGAGGGGTCAAAACAGGTTGAAATCCCGTTAGAAAAGATGATCTATTTTGTGTATCAACCGGAGCTTGATCCGCACTATGGCCGGTCAGACTTACGGGCAGCATATCGCCCTTTTTGGTCAAAAGATATTGCTATAAAATTTCAGAATATTCATCTTGAACGTCATGCGCACGGTTTTATTTGGGCCGAGACGGACGGGAACATTGACGCGACAGAAAAAACACTTCTTGAAAAAGTGCTTGCTAATATCAGCGCCGTAACCGGGATACGTTTGCCGAAGGGCGTTAAACTCAACAGTATGCAACCCATGAAAACGGACGCCTATGAAAGCGCCATCTCACAATATAATAAAGCGATTGCGCGGGGCATACTGGTTCCGAACCTATTGGGCTTTTCAGAACAGGGGAGCGTCGGGAGTTATTCGCAGTCCGAAACCCAAATAAAAGCCTTCTTTTGGATACTTGAAGCCATTGCAAACGCACTTGCCGAAACGTTGAATGAACAGCTATTTAAGGAGTTGATCAAGTGGAACTTTGGAACCGATGAATTCCCGAAGTTTAAGTTCCAGCCCATGAGCGATGAGGCCAAGGCAATTATAGCCGAATTGTGGGGCAATCTTGTCCAAAAGGGCGCGGTTACCAAATCGAGTAGTGACGAAAACCATTTGCGTCAATTGCTTGGCTTCCCCGATAAGGCCGACGATGCCGAAGAAGAGCCAGAAGGCGAACCGAAAGAAAAAGCCGTCCCAAAAGAGGCTTTACCTTCAGACGAAACAATGCGCGACAATGAGCAATGGATCAGCTTTAAAACAGAGCGCGAGGCGATTAAAATTCGCAAGGAGTTCGCCGCTAACATAGCAGTCGCCCGCGTTAACTTCAAAAAGATCGAGAACACACTTGAAAAGCAGGATAAAAAACTGGCCGTTTCTTTGACTGATATTATGGCCGATGTGAAGGTCAGTATTAACAAACAGATTGTTAAAATTGTTGGTGATCGTCACATGGTCAACATCAACCCCAAAGAATTCAGCACGATTTCTATACCTAAAAAACTGGTTACGGCTATTCGTAAGACTACACGGGAGAGCCTGACCGATACACTCAATATCCATTATAAAATAGCTATATCTGAGATACCTAAAAAAGCCTTTGCCACCATCGCCCCAGGAATGGACATAGGGCAGGCCGAAAGGTTTATTAGCTCCAAGTCCATGCACATAGCCGGGGTGCTTGATACCGAGACGATAGAGGCCGTACAGCAAACTTTGGCTAATAGCATGAAGTACGATAAATCTCTTTCGGAGACGATGACGGCCCTTGAGGAAAATACGAAGCTAGCCTCCCAACTACCAGAAGTGGACGCCGCAGGCCGAGCGATCAATACACCTCATAGGCTTGAGAATATCGCCCGGACAAACGGCGGGGATGCTATGAACCAGGCGAGGCAAGCGGTCTTTAACCATCCTGACTTGCAAGGCTTTATAGTCGCTCAACAATATAGCGCGATTCTTGACAGCCGAACAACTCCGATTTGCATCGATCTACATGACAAAATCATGATTGACTTTGGCGGGCTATTACCACCTAATCATCATATGTGCCGATCACTTACATTTGCCGTTACCGTTCTTGACAATTGGAACGGTAAACAGAGCAATCAACCCGCAAGGGATTTGCTCCATAAGGGGTTTAATTGATGAAAGTATATCATTGGGATACGGTCAGAGCTTTAGAACAATATGATAACGGTCAAGCGCTGGCTATCGCAGAAACAAAGGCCGAGGCAATCGGCTTGATTGCTAATCGCTTCAATAATAAAGAAGAATTTTTTAACAGTGATGAGCTTAGAAAAGAGCTTGAAGCAACTGAGCCAGCCGTACACGAATTAAAAGACTTTTCCTTTTTCGTGTGGGGGTCGGCATAATGAAAAGATTTAAAACCATTATCAGGGGAATTGTTCGCGTTTGGTTTGTCTGGATGGGTGTATTTATCGGGCTTAGTACGTTTAAGGCGTACCCAAGCGATATGGGATTCTTATCAGCCGTTTCAATGGTTGTGTTAGGCGCGGCTATCATATACTTAGGATTGAGCAAGAGGCTATTTGAGGCAGTTTGATTTTAACCTTTAACAATGGAGGCCCCACGATGAGCGTTGAAAAATGTTACAATAAAGAGTGTATTAAAAATGATCTAACCATGAACGGCCATTGTTCTCAATGGATTTTTGATAACCATTGCCGGTTGTATAAGCCGAAAGAAAGACCGCAATACGATTGTTTTAATACCACTTGCGGCGGTCACGGTTACCAATTCCACTGCAATTGTAAGGTGTATAACAACACGTTGAAGTGTGCGGACATTGTTAACGTCAAGCCGCCGGTCAAGTTAAACATTGCGAAACCCAAAACCGAAAAAGAATTTAATTTAAAAATGAAGGATAGATCAAAGGGCAATATTGATGCCACCTTTGATTTATTGCGCTGTATGATAAAAGAGGCAGACATCGGCGATGAAGTCGTTTTCAAGTTCATAATAGGCGAACCGGTCAAGGATGGTGACGCATGAAACCAAACGACATTAAAACATGCTATAATGACGATTGCATTTTAAACCTTAACGCTTTATCAATTTGCGCGGCTCCCGAAGACGTTCACACGGCTTGCCATATGCGGGATCATTTTTCATTAAATTGTAAAGCCCATATCTGTACAAAGAAGTGCGAAGAGAACAGGGAAAAAACTCTTCGATGGGCGCGACAATTCATCGATAAGATTCGAGGTGACGCATGAAACTACAAACCATCACCACAATCGAGCTTTCGAGCCTTTGCAATATGTCTTGCCTGTATTGTATCAATCGGCTTTTAGTTAACGACCCCGCACGCAAGGCCGGGATAATGTCAGATCGTGTATTTGATCAGACGCTTGAAGTTTTGAAAGTACTGGTCGAGCGCGGGACACAAAAAGAAGTCAATCTAAACGGAAACGGCGAATCGTTTCTTGACCCACAATTGCCAGCACGAATCCGGGCGGTCAAAGATATTGTAGGAACCAACTCGTTCGTTCGGCTCTGTACAAACGGAATCGCCTCCTTTTCCTATGACTTTGTGGGGAGTCTAAGGGATGCAGGGCTGGACGGGCTTGACCTTTCGTTGCATGACGCATACGCGGTGCGTAAAGCCGTAGTGGTGCTTGCGCGTGTCGGTTCAAAGGGCGTTGTCAACGGTGGAACGGTAATGACAAGTCACAACTGGGCTGGGCAGCTTGAGCCAGAGCATCAAATTGAGATGCTTTACCGGAATAAGTGCATTCCGCTTATCGAGGGCCGGGGTTATGTCCAGAGTGAAGGGAACGTTTCGCCCTGCTGTTATGACTACCGGAATTTAGGCACGTTTACCAATGTTGGCGATGTTTTCGCGTTAGATAGAGAAATTAACCCATATCAACTATGTAGAGATTGTCACCAACGGCATTTTAAATATCAGGCAGTTGAGGAGGCGAGATGAAACAAGAACACGCTATAAACATCGTATCAAAATTATTAGAAATGGCTAACGATGTATTTTCGAACCATGGTTGCGGCGATTTGCCGGATGATTTTTTTGATGCCATGGGCGAAAAGGAAATCCAAGAATTATATTATGAATATCATAAATGGAACGGTGATCTTGAAGAGTTCGATCCAAAAGACGTTGGGTATCTAACAGATAGTTGTTTGATGGCCTTCTTCTCGGATTATGTTAAGAAAGAGACTGAGATCATAAAAAAATTCTATTATATGCATGACGGAGGCACTTTAAAGTCGAAACTCACATTCTCAAGCGTTCCATCTGGTTTCGCACTTCAAGTTACAGACCTTGCGGACTATTTTAGGCTTGAATCATTCATGACGGACATCGTTAAACTGTTTGAACAGAACAAAGTCAAGGAGGCTGCATGAAACCCATAGAATTATTTTTTGGATTTGATTGCGGTGGTTGTGGCTCAACCCTTGTTACAAATAAATACCACGGCCAACATCTTTGCGGCTATTGCTTTACAAGAGCTAAAATAAAATCAGATGATTTTTGGATAAAGGCTGGTATTGTGACGATTTTTGTTTTGGTTATTGCATGGGTAATTCTTGAGTTCACTCTTAACAAAGGATTTTAAAAATGAATAACTCACAATTCATTGACGGATCATGGTACGAAACAGAATACGCCGGGCGATGGTATAAACAGCAATATATTGACACCCCGGAACCGCTTTGGGCGAAGCAAGCCAAGGATTATTACACGGCGTTGATTATTGCATATACTGGCATTAAGCCGGGCGCGAAAGTGCTTGATCTTGGGTCTGGTGTCGGGCAAGTGATAGAGTCGTGGAATCGGCTGGGGTTTAATAATGTTCGGGGCGTTGAGATAAGCAAAACGGCAGTAGCGGCGAGCAAGACGAAAGGCAAAAGGGGTAAAATTCACGTTGCCTCCGTTCAAAACATGCATTTTTTTAAAGATGACGCATTTGACCTTGTTGCAACTCCCGAATTATTCGAGCATATTGACGAAAGCATATTGCCGGAAGTGATCGACGAATGCTTGAGAGTCGGCAAGGTTCAGGAGCACACAATCGGGCTTGAGGCCGGAACCGATCCAAGCCATATTAATATAAAGACTATGGATGATTGGCTGAAGGCGTTTTCTTTGTCGGAGGTAGCACCACAACAAATGGTGTGCCGCTTTGCCGATCCACTTTATAACATTGCTCCGGTATTGGTCGCATTCAAGCGCGAATTAATACCGAAATACATTTGGCAAGCCCATAATAAGAATGAGGGCGAAGTTAAGGAGGCAGCATGAAAGACTTTTCCGAACGTCAAAAATCAAGATGGGCCAGAAAACAAAACGAGGCTGACAGGGAACAAAAAGAAAAAATGGCCCGATTCGATAAAGAGCTTCGAGAAATGGAGCATTTCCATAAAGCGGTTAGAACACAAAAGAGATTTAACCGACTAATGCGAGCGAGGGTCAGTGTGTCAAACCCTCCGATGATATTGATTTCACAAGAAGCTTTCGGATTATTAACCTATGATGCTTCAGCGGGTGATTCAACATGAACGTCCAAACGATAAACACGATTGAACTTTCATCTATTTGTAATAATGTCTGTCAATATTGTCCTGCGCCATTGCAGGACAAATATCGAGATACTGGGTTTATGACTCATGACGTATTTTCAACGGCGTTAAGCATTGTCGATCTTTACATAGGCCGTAAGACGCAAAAGGAAATAAACCTTTTCGGCGTTGGCGAACCCACCTTGCACCCTCATTTACCCGGCTTTATTAATGAGGCAAGGGAAGTGCTGGGCCCGGATCAGGATCTACATATAAACACGAACGGGCGTACCATGACAAGGGAACTCGCAACCGCTTTGAAGCTGTCCGGCATTGCCGCCGTTGATGTAACTGTCCATGATGGGTATCATAAAGAAGCGGCCAACGCGATCAGGATTTTAAGGGAATTTGGATTGATCAAGCAAGTGTCGATTGACCCGGTTATCAGCCCGAACAATTGGGCTGGCCAAGTTGATTGGTTCGAGCCTGAATACCCTAAACCGTATCCTTGCCCGTGGGTGGGCCGGGGTCAAGTGATGATTATGTCAAATGGCGATGTTACGCGGTGTTGCATTGACGCGTTTGCGACTGGTGTGATGGGTAACATTATGACCGATGATATCACGCAAATGGACGTAACTCCATTTGAACTTTGCAAAAAATGTCATCATACTGTATAGGGGAAATGTGAATTAACAAAACAAAAAATATTTAGTTGAGCTAACTTTTGGTTCGCTACCTAAAGGACATCAATTAAAGGGCTTGTGTAGGGCTACATTTGGCAAGTGTTAATCAGTTTTCCTGATTAATGTTTGACCAACCTACATCGGCCCTTTTTTTGTTGCTCAACAGCTTTTAACGAAAGGATCATACCATGCCGGAAAAAGATCACGACTTTGACATCGAAATATTTGCAACGGGTATTTATCACGGCGATGAATACACCACGAAAGACATTGACGATATTGTTAAAAACTTTGGTGCGTTAAAAGATGAAATTAAACCACCGATCAAACTGGGCCATAATAACAAAAAAGAAAATTATCGACTCCGGGATGGTCAGCCAGCTATGGGCTGGGTCAAGGGGTTGAAGCGGGTTGGCGAAAAGCTAATCGCATCAATTACCAACGTTCCGGACGTAATCTATCAAGCAATCAAAAAGGAACGATACAAACGAGTGTCGTCCGAATTATTTTTTAATCTCAAACATGGTGACAACGTTTATAAAAAAGTGTTGTCAGGTGTTGCTTTACTTGGGGCAGACATTCCCGAAGTTAAAGGACTCGAAGATTTAACGGCTCTATTAAGTCAGTCGGACGGCAAAAACTGTTCGTATGATTTAATTCGACCGTATTCCTTCAAGGCCGATGACAAAGGCGTTCTGATTCCCGATAAAGATAAACCGGCCAAAAAGGTCAAGGCCAAGGAGCAATTTATTATGCCAACTGAATTAGAAATAAAACTTGAGGCAGACAACAAAGCGTTGAAAGCCGACATTGAAAAAGAACAGAGTCAAACCAAGCTTTTCAAAACCCAGCTTGATGCAACCGCGAAAGATATAATCGTAAAGGCCAAAAAGGAAAGTAAAAAAACGATTGTCGCCTTTTGCGAAGATCAGGTCAAAAAGGGTTTGATGACTCCAGCAGCTCGGGACGTTATCACAACGGACTTTGACGACAAGCACGAATTTTCAGACGAAGGCAAGGGCTATGTTATTTCATTCGCATCATTCCAAACGTTCGTCGGCCTTATGGCAACGGCTTTGGAAAAAGGCGAAGTTGGGGCCTTTAAGAAAAAAGACGGCAAGAGTGATCCTGATAGCGAAGACGGTTTGCGGGTTGACCAAATTATCAATTTGCGGGCTGAAAAATACATGAAAGAAAACAAAGGCGTTGAGTTTTCAGACGCAATCGAAGCCGTTGTTCTGGCAGACTCGAAACTCGGGGATGCCAACAAATACGATAATGGCGAAGGAGGGGTTTACGATGACTAACATGAAGCATTTTGAAACAACTTTCACCGCTGGGGAAGCGTTGGACACCGAGGGCCAGCAATATCATGCAATCGCGCTTGCCGATAACAAATTGGCAAACGATGGCAAGGAAGCGTCCGGGATTTTAATTACCAAGCCCGGTTCAGGCGAAGACGGCACTATCGTTGTTGGTGGTATTTCACGTTTTGCCGCAGGTGGTTCAATCGCGGCTGGTGGAAAAATGACGGTTGGCACTTCCGGTTGGTTTACCGCCGGAGCTTCAGGCGACATTTTGGCAGGGAAAAACCTTGACACCGCCGTAACAAGCGGAAGCATCGGGGTCGGTAATTTTCATTTTGCAGGAATACTGCAAGTAAGTTCATTATAAGGAGAGCATAAACCATGCCAGCAACAGGAAAAGACTTACACGTAAACGTTGCCCTTTCAAATCTTGCGATTAATTATCGCCCTATGGGAATGATAGCCGATTTGATTGCGCCGATTGTACCAGTCGGCAAACAGAGCGACGCATACAATATTTATTCACAGGCAGACGCGCTTCGTATAGCCGATGACCGTAGAAGTCCCGGCGCTGAAGCAAATATGATTTTCCGAAGCGTGAGTTCAGACACTTATTTTGCAAAGAACCATGCTTTAAAAATGCCATTGACTCTTGAGGACCGGGAGAACATGGACGCGGGCTTTGTCGCCCAGTTGCGCAACGGGCGCACGACCTACATTAAAGACAAATTGATGTTAAATTGGGAAAAACGGCTTGCAGATCAATTGACCTCCGGGTCAAACGTTGGCTCTTATAGCGGCGTGACATCGGCTTGGACGGACTTTACCACCGGGCAAAGTAACCCATTGGGTGACATGTTTACAGCGATCCATAACGTACAGGATTTGACCGGCTACCGCCCAAATCGAATTGTCATGGGCGAGTATGCTTGGAGAAACTTCCGTCGTCATGCCGATGTTGTAGAGGTCCTCTACGGTGAATCAGGCAGAGGCAACAGCCGTTATGCGACAGTTGCACAGGCCGCAGAGCTTTTTGAGGTTGATCAGTTCTTAATCGGTGGCACTTATTACAATTCAGCCGCAGAAGGTCAAGCACAGGTGCTTGAGCAATTGTGGTTTGATAATGTGCTTGCGTACTTCGCACCGGCACAGAATATCGCAGACTCACCAAGTTTGATGAAATCTATGCGCTGGAAAAAGGCGGGCATTCCAAATATGCAAGTCGAGGTCCATCGATACGACACCAAAACCAAGTCAGAGGAAATCGAGGAAGGCTATTACCAGGACGAGAAAATCACCGGCAAAACTCTTGGTTTTCTTTTAACGAACGTGAACACCTTCTAAGCAGAAGGACTAACCAAAAAGGGAGGGGTCAAACCCTCCCTATTCACAAAGGAGGCAACGAGTGCATAGAGATCAAGCGATTATGAAAGGGCTGATTAAACCAAACGCAAAGGATCGGGTCAAAATGAATTTGCCGGATGATTTCAAGGTTGATGCAAGCCCGGAAGTCCCAAGGCCATCGGTGGCGGCTAACCAGAAAAAGACGGAAGACAAATTGAACCCCATTTTAAAAAAATTAACGTCCAAAAAGAAAAGGAGATAACAAACATGCACATTGCGATATACGCATCGGGAATGCCTTTTAATGGTTCGACCATACCCAACGGCGAAAGCCTTGGCGGGTCCGAATCGGCGGCATATTACCTTGCAAAAGAGTTTTCGGCAAAAGGACACAAGGTTTTTGTTTTTACTAACCACAAACAGGCCGGGCGATGGGTCGGCGTAATTTATGACTACCACGGGGAGCAATCGGAGCAATATCCATTGGGCAATAGATGGCATATAGCTATGCAAGCGCCCTTTGATGTAGTAATTATTCAACGTCATCCAATGGCTTTTATTCCGCAATATAATGGTAAAGTTAATATTTGGTGG